AATCCCGCGATTATTAACATAAGTCAGGGCAAACGTTAAGGGCCCTCATGGACGAAGGGCGGCTTGTCCATGAGGGCGTTCTAGATTGTGTCTCTCTTAGAGACGATCGTACAAATAGCCTTTTTCTTGCAAGTGCTGAGCAACATGCTTTGCTACTTTGTACTTCTGTCCGGCTTTGAAGGAATAGTTGTTTCCTGCGCCGATTGTTACAAAATCTAGGTCTTCAGCGACACGAATAACTTGTGAATCGTCTGCAAGACTTACGCCTACGGTTTCGACTTCGTCAATAACTGTTGGGTTTCCTGGAACTGTTAGGTCCAAAACTTCTGTTTCTAGCTTTGCTGCAGCCTCTGCAGTAGCCATTGACATTTCACCTGCACGTTGTGCAAGTGCTTCTGCGTTAGCTGCAATTTGAGCTTCACGCTGACGTCCTGTGACGTCTGTTACTTTTGCTTTTGCCACGATTATTATTCTCCTATAAGTTTGTGTTGGGGGCGGGTTTTTAGGCCCGCCCCCGAACTGATTAAATTAGTTGGTTTCTGCCAAGACTACAGACTGGTCAGTGATTAGACCTAGACCGTAGATTGCATACCAAGCAAGTGCATGCTCACGACCGAAGTCTAGAATACCGCCATCGCGGAGTTCTACTGGTAGAGAGATTGCGTGACCGAATGCGTTATCTCCAATGAAGATAGCTGTGTAGCGGTCCTTGTTACCGTTACCGGTCTTTGTTGCTGGTGAAGTGTAACCTCCGCCAGTTGGGTAGACGATTGGGCTTACAGCTGAATCGGCTGAGTAACCTGAACCAGCTCCGTTTGCTACCTTCTGGATCTGTGTTGTCTCAATGAATACTGTGTCGTACAAACGACCAATTTCACCAAGCATGAAGTTACCTGGAGCAGCGTACTTTGTAACTTCGATGAACTCTGGATTGTCACGAAGCTTGCGGCTCTGGTGTGGGTGGATAAATGCCACGTAGGTTTCACCCAACCGTGGGATGTTCTTGGTTGCAAGTGTCTCTACTGCGTCCTTTACAACACCTGTTGTAAGGTCGAATGCACCAGTTAGAGATGCACGGCTTGTACCAGCGGTACCTGTGCCGTACCAGTCATTTGCAGCTGAAAGACCTGAGCGGTCGTAGCCGTAGATAACTGAAGATGCAGCCATGAGTGTGTCACGAGCCTGGCCATCTAGGTAGAGAGCCATGTTACGTCCAAGAAGACGTGAGGCTGAAGCCATTACGTCATCGAATGAAGCATTCAATAGAAGCTCAGATACAGCAATTGCATAGCCATGCTCTGCAACTGTGATTGAGAACTGTTGAGCTGTTAGTGCGTTTGTTGACATACGAACGCCTTCAACGAGTGAACCCGCGAAGCCGAGGTTGTTGTAACGCATAAAGTTGATCTGTAGACCTGGTGCAACTCCTAGTTCTGTCTTCTTAACAGCGAACTGTTCGAAGCGAAGAATAGGCATTGACTGGAAAAGGATTTCCTTTGACCAGATGGTCTGAATTGCTTGTGTAAGCTGGCTGTTAGAACCAGAGTACGCGGTAGGTGCTGCGGCTAAATTGCCGGTACCTGTTACGGCTGATGCCATGTCGGTTTTACTCCTTAGTTAGTTTTTAATTTATTAGGTAACTTCTTACCCGAAGATTCCCTTGCCTCGGTCAGATGCTGATTTACCCAGCAACTTACCTCGGTATTTTGCGTATTCGGTAACCGACATTGCGGCAATCTGCTCCGCAGTAAACGAGTTTTGCTCCATATTAGTGTCCATCGGTCCGGATGGAGGCGCTGTTACACGACTCCCAGTCATTTCTTTACGGGCATTCTGCATTGCAGATTGCGCCGATTCCAGGATTCTTGAAGATCGTTCTCTAAGTCCTGTAATACTTTGTTCAATCTCTTCAGGGGTATTTCCTGAGATGAGATCTACGAGCTCTGGCATGATGTTGTCACGCTCATCTTCCAAGCGGCGTGTGCGATACTCAGTGAGTTCCGCATATTGACGCTCACGCTCAAGAAGAGTGAAAGCACGTTCACGCTCTAAGCGCTCCGCTTCCAACTTTTGAGCCCACTCTACTTCTTTTGCCTCAAGAAGTTGACGAACATCCATCTCAGCTTCTGCCTTTTTCTTGGCTTCTGCTTCTGCCTCTGCTGCACGAGCTGCAGCTTCTGCAAGACGCTCTTCACGTTCCTTCTTAAGAACAGTGAGTTCTTCCTTTAAAGAATCTATCTGCGGATAGAGCTTAGATTTCTCTTGCTCTCTCACACGCTTTAGATCTTCTTCGCTATAGGCCTTGTCTGTCAAAACCTGCTCTTTTGTTTCTACTACTTTACTTTCTGTTGCTACTGGAACATCGGCTAAAAACGCTGCCTGTGCTTCCGGTGAATCAACAATATTTGTTGCTTCTGACATACTTTTTTTCCTTAGGTTTAAGAGGTCGTTGTCCGATTTAGTGCCACGATGACCTGCGGATTATTAGGTGGTAATAGGCTTTCAAACTATTGCTAGTTTGTCTGCCTAAACTTGTTATTCAGGTTTATCCGGATCTGGAGTCCTCTTTTGAGGAATCTTTGTTCCGTATGCTTCTGTAACAAGATCAACTTGAGTCTGCTGTAGTTCTTGCAGTACTCCTTCTTCTAGAGGAGAAATAACTCCTGGCTGGCCGGTAGGTCCTGGCCCGATACCTTGACCAGGGTCTTGTCCTGGAGGTGTGGTTCCATCTGGCAAAATTCCAGTTAAAGATGCGATAGATGATGCAATCTGGTTCTTTACCAGCTGTAGGGCGCCATCTGCCTTAGCGTCGGCAATTAACTCTGCTCTAATTTCTTCAAGCTTTTCGTCTGGGAATTCTTCACCAAGTTGACGCAAAGCACCTTCACGGCTCTCAAGACCCATAGCCATCTTACTTTGAATTTCATTAAGAACAATTAGCTTATCTAATGGGAGTGGAGGTGGGAAGTGTACTTTAGATTCATAAGTTGTTGGATCTTCAAGATCTAGGACTGGAAGTTGATTTGCCTTTATTGGACCATTCTTAAGTTGATCCCAAACAAAAACTTCTGGTTCTTTAAATGCAAGGGTGCGAAGAATCAAGCTATTTATCTGCTGCATTCCTTCGCCGTATTGAATCATCTTCTGTTGATAACGATTCATCAAAGGTTGGTACTGAATAGATAGAGCTACACCTGAGGTGTTTGAAATAGGCTGTACTTGTCCTAGAGCAGTCTCTGGAACTCCAACCATTTCATGCATGGCTGTCTTAATGATCTTTAAGTATTCCATAGCGCCTTGAAGACCTTGACCGCCACCTTCTAGGTTAAATACTTGTGCATCCTTTGGAAGACCGCCCCATACTTTCTTAGGCCCCTTTTCTAGGGATGAAGCTTTAGCTCCTGTAATAACAGTAACGGGTGCAGCGTGGTAATTAATAATGTCTGCTACATCTGTAGCAACTTCGTTGTAGTTGCGGTTTAGAACGATAATGTCGTGGCAATCAGATAAGCCCCAAGGAGAGCCAGATACACGAACATTTGCAATATGAACGATAGGGACAATGCCAATAGGGTTTGGACGAGAGTCAATTAACTCATCATTAATGTATTCTTCAATACGATCATCAGTAAGAATTTCTGTGTAGGTATATACCTGACGAGTACCTTCTAAAGAGGTACCCCAAAAACGATACTTAAGCTTAAAACGAATTAGGCGTGAACGATCATGTGGGTGAAACTCTGGAAAACAAAAAGACGCATTGAGAGGAAGAATACGAACACGTCCTGGGTGTCGATGGCCTGTAGAATCTTCATAGGCTTCTTCATAAGCTACTTTAACAAAACAATCTCCGGACACTCCGCCTTGTTGTCCCATTTCCCACATAACAGAATATTTATCATTATCTACTTCCCAAACTCTTTTAAGAGCGTCAGGGACTACTGATTCTGTTTCTGCTGGGCTTCGAAAAGATGCTCCACGACCAAATGTAAAGTTAATTATGTAATCTGTAAATGCACGATAATAATTGTAAACCATTTGTGATTCGCCTATTTCACGGCGATAAGACCAATGATGTCCTAGATACATTGCCCAGTTAAGAGAATAGCGATTTAATCTTGGACCATGTACTTCAAATTCTTCATCTGCTAGTTCTACTAAACCAAGCGGAGAAATCGAGATGGTTAAATCAGATGACGCAGCTCTGTAACTGGGAGGTGAAAAATCAATACCACCAGCCATTATTCACAACTCCCCATCTTAATGTTAAAGACCCCTTTTACTTTTCTTCTCAATACTGCTAAGTAAAGGCCACCCAGCCCCGGAGAAGGGGTACGAGGCTGG